TGGCAGCATTCGCCACATCCTGATTGAGCGTGTCGAAGGTTGGGCTGAGTACGGAATCGAGCCGGGCCAGGCCGAAGTCGGTCAATTCCTGCACAGCCGCTTGCCAGGCGATGTTGAGCGCTTCGAGCGCCGCAATGCGCGTGTCCAGATCCTGGAAGCGCGGGTTGAAAGTCCCCGCGCTCAGTGGCGTCTGACCGTCCGTGAAGCGGTATTTATCGAAGCTGATTGGCATCCTTGACGCTCGCCTGGATCGGAATCAGCACATCCCCGCGCAGGCGATACTCTCGTCCGGGGTACAGTCGCTCGCCCAGCACCTCGACGGTCTCCGCGAGATGCACGACATACTGGGCGCCCGGGTCGATCGCGGGCGCATCTGCGCGGGGCGCCACCGTGGGCGCCCGGCTGGATTTCTGTTCGGTCTGATCCTGCTGCATGAAAACCCCCTGTTACTGCGCAACATCTGTCCGCTCAACAACCTGGAACGGCGCGGCGGTCGATTGCCGCGTGCCCTGGGTGTTGATGCTGTATGTGGTGACGCCCGTGCCCGGGCTGAACTTAAACGTGAACCGCAAGCCCACGCCATCGGGCTCCAGTGCGGAGCTGGTCACCGAGGGCGTGATCGTGTTCCCGCCATTCGCGATCGTGCAAGTGAGCGTGTGCACGGCCGCGTTGTAACCGACGACAACCACCTGCACCTGGATGTTGGTGCTCGCCGGCGAGATCGTCCGCAACTCGCTCGTATGATTGAACGCCAGTGCCGGCCGGGAAACCACAACGCCGGTCGTGGTCGCGAGCACGGCCGGCGCCAGGTCCGAGGTGCCCAGGAAGACAGCCCGGAGCGGCACCAGCTGCGGCGCGGCGTTCAACGGCGCAGTGGTGTCGCCCAGGTTGTACCACTGGCCGTTGACCTGGAATTGGATCTGCAAGCTGGTGCCCTGCGGCGTGACCTGAGAAACGTTGATGGCCAGATCGGTCAATCCGCCGGCCAGCGAGACGGGCTGGAGTTGGACCTGCGACAGCGCGTTCACGAACTGCGCGCCATACAGCGTGAACATCAGATCCTTGGTGAGATCGCCGGTGAAATAGGCGCCGTCGGTCGAATAGAAAATCGTGCCGTTGGTGTAGTTATTCCCGCTCACCACGGCCACGCGGTGATTGCCCTGCGTGATCAGCACCAACGCATAGCGCGTGCCGGCCTCAAGCAGCACAGCCGGGATCGGGATGTTTGTCGCCTTCGGATAGGTGTTCAGCGTCGCGACGGGGACATTCACCGTGGCGATCGTATTCGTCAGATCGGGTTGGCCCGCCAGGGTCTTCGTCACCGCGATCGTGATATCGCCGGTCGAAGCCACGGAGGTCAGGAACAGATCCAACGCCGTCAGCCACATGGCGTTGGAGACCAGGAAGGTCTGCGCCACCATGGCGCCGTTGATCGAGGTTGTCGAGGTCTGCAGGGCGTAGCTCGTCTGGGTGTAGGCGTACCAGTAGCCGCCCTGCAAATTGTAGGCGTAGTACTGGTTGTAGTAGTTCCAGAACTGGCCCTGATACCAGTTGGGGTAATAGTTCCAGTTCCAGCCATAGCGATACTGCCAGACCGTTTCCTGCTGCTGCACCAGCGTCTGGCTTTGCACCTGATACTGCGAGAGCGACAGATCGCCGGAGTAGCCAGTGGTCTGGATGCGCGGGACGCTCGTGTATGCCGGAAGAATCAGGCCACGCGTGCTCTTGATGACGCTCGCATCGATCGGGTTGAACAGATCCAGCGGAAATGTGCCGCTCGCCGCATCGGGGAAGAGCAGCCCGTTGTTGATCTTGGCAGCGTATCCAGTCGCGCCGTTGTTCGTCTTGGTCAGATCGCCGAAATAGTCGGACTGGTAGGAAGAAAACGAGCTCGGCAGGTTGAGCTTGGCCTTCGTGCGCGCGAGATCAGCCGCCATCTGCGTCACCAAACTCAACGAGGCCATGCCATTGGTCTTCGCCGCGAGCGCGCTCAGATCGGTGGCCAGCGAAGAGGTTTTGAGTTGCACCTGGGTGCTGGTGGCCTCGAGCGTCGTGACGCGGGATTCATGGCTGGCCAGGTTCGGCAGCACGTTGGTCGACTGCATCGCAACCGCGGTGATGCCGGTCGGAGAAATCGTGATCGTGGCGATGAGCAGGGCATTCGCTGGAATCGTGGGCAACTGCGGGACAGGTGACTCGACGCCGGCGACAAACTGCAGATTGCAGGTGCGGACCGTCTGCAATGCGGTCGACTGGGTTTGAGCGAGGCCGGTCTGCGCATTGACCAGGAACGAACGCGGCTCCACATCGGCATTCGCATCGACCGAGCCCCAGGCGATGAGCGCAATGAGCTTCGGATTGTTCAGTGGCAGCATCGCCTGCAAGGAATTGGTGGTCGCCGTGGGGTACTGATATACCCACAAGCCAGCGCTGCCCGAAGGATTCGTGCCCTGCGCGTACAGGCGGCCGAGAGCGACGTTCACCTGGGTCTGGCCATTTTGGGTGGCGGCGAGCCCGGTGAAGTACATGCCAGCCGGGGCGATCGCGTCCAGCGCGATGTGGTCCATGCCGTCCGAGGTCCACTGCTGCAGGTCAATGAAGTCCTGCACCTGGAAGTCCATGTTTTGCTGAAAGTTGAATTGTTGTTCCATCGGATCTCTCTTTACTCACGCGGCAGCATCGCGCCGCACATCGTCGCCGGATCGCACTGCGCCTGGCGTCCACAGCTCACGACCGCGTAGTTGCGGGTATCCACGAGCAGGGTGTCCCGGAGCGAGGCGCAGCGCGCCAGGCTGTCGCAATAGCGCGTCAGCCACTCGTAATCCTCCGCCACGGAGAAGCCCTGACCGTAATAGCTGGGCGCCCAGGGCGAGCGCTGCAACGGGAACCAGGCCCGGATCTGCGCCGTGTGCGGCTGGACGCCGGTGTGCACGGCGTCGACAAAGAAACTCTTGCCACTGGCCTCGAGCGTCCGGCTGGAGTTGAACAGGTACAGCCGGGCGTACACGTGGTTGCTGGCGTCTGAGGCCTGCCAGTACAGCCCACCCGCGCCGAAGTGCGCGCCGGCGAAAATGCAAGGCGCGGAATAGGTCTCCGAAATCCAGTCGGGAAACACCTGCGTCGGCTCGACGCCGGCGTCGACGAGCTTGTAATTGACTCCCAGCCCGGGCCCGGCGTAGCTCTGCAGGAGTTGCAGCAGGTAAACCGGCGCATCTGCAGCAATCCCGAATCTCGGAAAGCCGCCAGCGTAGGTTCCGTGCGGATTACGGATTGGCACTTGGATCTGCAAGTAGGCCACACCGAATGCTGTCCACTCCGACACTGCGCATTGAGTGGTCGATCCCTGATCCTCAATGAACGCCTGCGGCAGCGCTCGTACCGCCGCGCCGAGGTCGAGGCCATGACAGTGGCCCATGAACCGACCGGCGAACATTGCGCCATCCGGAACCGCGAAAGGATCGGAATCGGTGCGCAGGATCAGTTGCGGATAGACAGCCAGCGCCGCGTCCTTTTCTGCCTGCGTTTGCGCCGCGCCATAGTAAAGCTGGCATGGTGGCCGGACGACGTTCGTCACCGTGCCGCCATAAAGCCCAGTTACCCGGCGAACACCGGCGAGTGTCCCATCGACTCGATGATCCGCGAGGGCAGAAGCGACGACCGCGCGCTTCTTCGCCTCATCCCACGCGGCGTCCCACGCATCGACGCCCAACGCCCAGGCGAGCCAGGGTAACAACGCCGCGGGGATTGTCTGCGGATTCCACAGGGACCGGATACCCATGGGACCGTCGTCGCCGAGCCGCCATCCCGCGCTCTCAATGTTCCTCTCACATAGCGTCGCGTTGGGCGGCAGCACCGAGGGGGTGGTGCTCATGCAGTCCTTACCGGCGCAATAGTGACGGTCACCGCGTCACAGACGTTGATCTTGTACGGATCACCAGCAACGTCGGTGACCGGCGACTGGATCGTCGCGTTCTGCACGCCGGCCTGGTCGAGAGCACCGTACATGCCGGCGAGCGTGATGCCGTAACCCAGCCGTTGTACGTTCTGCGTGTAGGCCGTGAGCGCGTTCGTGATCGCCGTCGTAACAGCACTCGCGTCCGGTCCCGGGTAGAGCGTCACCGTGGCCGCTATTAAATAATGTTGGACCTGCGCTCCCTGCACCTCGACCACATCGGTCAGCGGCCGGACATCATCCGCGTTGAGCGCGGCAGACACAGCGGCCAGCAAGTCCGGCGAAGCAGCGCCGCCGTTATCGGTGCTGTAGATCGTGACGACGACATTACCCGGCGCCGGCGAGAACGCGCTGGCGTCCGCCACGCGCAGGTCGGCCGAGAACGCAAAGTAGATGTAGGCGTTGCCCGGACCGGCACAGGAGAACGCATCCGGTGCGAGTTGCGCACGCAGGCGCAGCCGGTCATCGGTTTCGCTCGTCACGTTGCCCTGTGCATCCGTGAAACTCATGCGCAGGACACCGAACAGCGCAGCCAGATTATCCAGGTCGGAGCCCAGCGCGGTGGCCAGCATGTTGGCGTTCGCGGCGTCATTGATCCGCTGGCGCAACATCATCTCCCGGTACGCAAACGCCTCCACCAGCTTGACGGCCGGATCCGACTCCAGCAGCGCGGAAAAAGAGGGATCCCGCGTCACCAAATCCTGGAGGATGTCGAGCTTGATCGACTCGAAATCGATCGTCTCCACCACATCCGGTGGCGTCAGCGTCGAAAGGTCGATCAGGTTGAAGCGGCTCATGAAAGTTGCAGGCCCTCGATGGCGATGGTTTGGCCGTCAGGCAAATACTGCGCGGTCAGCGCGATCATGATCGAACCGCCTGCCGGATCCGCGGTGACCGCTACGCTCTGCACCTGAATCCGCGGCTCCCATGTGGAAAGCGCGCCCACAGTGGCCGCCGTGATCGCCATCTTGGTGCTTTCGTTGAGTGGCTGGTCGACCAGCGCGAAGAGATCCGAGCCATAGTCGCGCAACATTACCCGGCTGAGCTTCGGCGTCAGGAGGATGTCGCGGATGCTCTGTTCAAGATGGCTGAGGCCGGCCAGCTCCGCGCCGGAATTCCCGTTCATGCCGATCATAGTTGAGCTGGCGGAATCGACTGCGCCACTGCACCCGTGGCGCGCACATCGCCGGTCACTTTCAGAGTGCCCGCTACCTTTCCGTTCAGCGTGAGATCGCCATTGACAGTCAACGTGCCGGCAAGCGTCATGCCATTCTGCGCATTCACCGTTACGGCCTGCGCGGTGACCGTGGCGTTGCCCTGGATGTTGATCGCCACCGCGCCCACAGCCTGAACGGCTAAAGTGTGTGCCGCGCGGTCATATGTGATCGTCGTGCCGTCGGAGTATTTCGTAATGCTTTGGTCGGCGCTGCTCCCCGGCGCTGGGTTGCTGCTGGAATAGAGCGAGCCGATAATCACGCCCTGCGACAGACTTCCACCGGGGCAAAGGATCGCCACATGCTCACCGGCCTCCGGCGCCCACCAGGTGATGTCTCCGCCGGCGCGCGAGGTGAGCCAGGGAAGCGGCGCGGTCTGCACCTCTCCGACCTGGACCGTAGCCACGGCGTGTTGCAGGTCCACAGAGAGGATCAGCCCGCGATGAATGAGGTTGCTCACCTGATGGTTGAGCCGAGCCGTGTCCGGATCCTGCAGCTCGCCGGTCCGCGCGCCGCGCTGAATCAGAAGGTCCAGCATGCCTTAGCCGCCCACCACTTCGATGTAATCCGCCTGATTGGCAACACCGATGTCCGGCGCAATGCCGACAAAGACCTCCGTCGGCGCAATGCCATCCACATGAGGATCCGTGATCGTCTCTGTGTAGTAGGTGACCGTATAAACGAGTTGCACCATCGCGACAGCATCGACGCCACCGGGCTTGAGAGTGACAGTGCTGCGCTGCAGCAGGGACTTCGAGGCCAGGCCTCCGAGGGTCGGATCGGAGTCCATGAATGCTTCGATCTGGTACGCGAGCTGATCGAGTTGCCGGTCAATCGGCACTCCAGAGCGCGGCATCTCCATGATCCCGGCAACGGCAAGCACCAGTTCCCGCGTCAACCGGCCCGGACTGTCCGGGTCATTTGAGACCCACGAATCCTTCTGATCGACTGACTCACTGGGTGTGTGAACGAAGATCGCCGGCGACCAGTTGTCGCCGACCGGCTCAATCCGGTTGGCAAAAACCTGCGCGCCAGCGAGTGTTGACGCGCTCACCAGGCCCGCGGCAGTGTAATCCCGAATCAGAGACCGGGGATGATCGGTAGGCATCAGGGTTGTTTCTTCAAAAGCAGGAGCGCGCCGCCATTCTTGTTCACCAGGTCACCCTGTTTGTCCGGCTGCACGTCCCAGATGGCGTAGTTCACACCGTTGACGACCACCGTGTCGTCCTGCACGGGACCCGCAGTACCAGCGAAATCCGCCAGCCTCACGCCCAGCACCGGATGGATCGTCGTGATCGTGCTGCCGTAGCCGTCGAGTTTGACGTTCTCGTAAGCCGCGTTGAAATATCCAGACAGAGCGATCGTGCTGCCACCGCTGAAGGTGTAAACGTAGGGCGTACCGAATCCGGTGTCCGGATCGAGCAGCGTCTCCAGCATGTCGTCAACTTGGTCTTGCCAGCTCATTGCAAAAAGAGGGCTTGGTCTTCAGTTCGACGGGGAAGCGGAGGAAATGGGCTTTGAGTAAGTTAACTTTGGGCGCCGTTTGCGGCGCAAGAGCGGGACGGCGACTTACGCGTCCGAGTGGATTGCCTCCGGGTCACCGACTACATGGCCATCTTGTTTTTTCTAGGAAGCGTTTCGCCGTTGAAGGCCGACGGTGATCGACCGAATGTCGAATGCCAGCACCGTCAATGACGGGGCCGTTTGGCCGACCTGCTCTTTGTTAGCATTTAGTTGTGCGAGATCAATCAACATCGATCGCGGAACCTGAGCATGAACCGTCTGGCCAGCCGATGTTTAGGGCCATGAAGGAGCACAAGAACGGTTATCCCGTCGTTGGACGATCCGGTCGCACGCTGGGT